TAGTCTCTCCATCGGATGCCTGAAGTTTTGGCTCGGTAACCTCAGCGGAATTGGACCGCTGTTTGTCAAGCCTTCCTTCAGAGTCTTGAAGGCTCTCAGTTGCATTACTATCGTATCCTGCATTAGGCAGTTGTGTGGTGATCCAGCTGAGAGTCTTCTTCTTATCAACCCAAAGCATCTTACCTGAAGTAATCCACTTAAGAATACTCGTAACTCGATCCTTGGGATAAATACTTCGGATGTCATTGACGTCTACCTCCAGAGATCTTGACGCGGAACTCTTTACGACCCTCAAAACCACCACGAAGTTTACTCCTCTGCTGTCCTGAAGCTCCGTCAGAACAACAGTACTATCCTCACGAGTGCTACTATCAAACACTGCGATAGGATGAGCTATTGCCTTGGGGAGATCTTGAATGTCAGATAGCTCAAACGGATGTTCGCTATGATACTCCTGCGAAGCCTTGGCTGCAAGACGTCGTGCCGTCAGCTCAATCGGTAAGTTTGGAACGCCTGCACTACGCAGTGCGTAGCTTGGCATCCCCAGCGAGTAGATATGTCCCTTGGGTAGAGTCCCTTCAATCTGCTTCTTCAACTCTTCGTTGAAGCGTGCATTTATTGCGTCAGACGTTTCTTGGAGATACAAGTCTTCATCCCCCTTCTGCATGCGCACCCCTTCATCTATATCCTTGACTCCGACAGACTCATCATACAGATAGGAGAGCTCAGACTTGAAGGGAGAATACATATCGTCAGGTCTGAAGATGAAACCTGCATGCATCACTGACCCGAGTCTCCCATTGCCAACAAGACGAACTCCAGGATACACCGAAGACTCTTCGTGCATATCCCCTTCCACAAAGAATGAGGTTACCCCAAGTCGCTTCGCTGCAAAGACCATACTCCGCATCTGGGTGTATGGGTATACAACGTACCCTCCTCGTCCATTGGGGATAGACACCAGTGCTTGACTGCGATATGTCTTGAAGCTATCCTTTGTCAGCCCTTCTCTCTTGGCATCCTTCCATCTGTTGTAGAGGTCTTGCTCTACGCGATCCAAATACTTGGATAGTCGGGTGATGTTGACGGGGGACTCTGTGAAGGGGTCGTAGTTCTCACCTCTCGTTTCCGTAGAGATGAATGACTGCCACATGTCTTTGAGAGCCTTCCATACTTCTGTCGCTGTCCCGTCCAGCTTGTACGCCTTCCCCTTCTTGTCCACGTCGAACTTCGTTTTGTCCGCGATGGCCATAGTGCCATTGACGGCTACAGCAAAGCCTTCGGGAGCGTGGTAGACAACCATCAGACTCGGTCTAACTTCATCTGTTCCTACGAACTCCTCTATGTCACCGACTTCTGCACCGGACTTCCCCCCCCTCGGGAGCGTCACGATATATCCATTGTATCGTTCGCTGTCGGGAGCTATGACGCTTGACGTAGCTGTTCCATTCTTCGCGGTTGACTTCTTCGTGGGCTTCTTCTTCGTAGCCTCCTTCTTTGCTTCTACTGCATTAGGATTTACCCCACGCAAAAGGTCACTCATAGCCTTGTCAGCTGTGTCTTCCACGGACTTATAAGAGTCCATGCCAAGGAAGTCTGCGACCTCAGTCCAAAAGGTTTTGAGTGCTTCCTTGAGGCTGTTGAACGCTGCCAATATGCGCGCCCTTCCAACGAGATCCGTAGCACTCTCCGCCTTCTTCATCTCCTCCTCGATGCGTTGAGCTCCGCGCTTACCTGAGTATTGAGCAAGCACCTCATCGGCTAAGGCATCTTCGTCGTTCTTGAGCTCGGGATATCGGCTTGCGATGTCAGCCCACAGCTCGACGCTCTTGAGTTGCTTCCGTATGGACTTCCACGCACGAGGGTTTACTCGACGTAAGGCACTCGCCCATAGATGCGTGTACTCATGGATAGCGGTCTCGGCTGTAGCGTGCTTCAGGTCAAGGTAGATCTTCCCGTCCTTGACAAAGCCATATACCTCCCCGCTGGTGGTCTTGAAGAGGCGAACCTTGGATTGGATGGAGATGTCGCTCTCATCGAATATGACGAGGTTCTTCTTCCCACTATCGGTCTCAGAAGAGTTGTATCGGATACCAACATACCCGATGGAGTGGAAGAATGCACTAGCCTCCTTATCTGAGCCAAGGTACGAAGATGCCGTACCATAAAGGTCTCTCCATGTAGTAGGCTCTCCTGTTTGATCCACCTCCTGTGTCAAGTCGTACTTGCCTTGAGGATAGTCATACATGCCCTCTTCGTCATTGCGAAGGATGTACTCCACAAGTTTCCTCTTTACGCGGGCAATGTCCTTTTTGCTTGGTTTACTCTCAAAATGTAGGTAGTTCCTACCCGTGTCGTCGGGCAGCTCCACCTCATATACGAAGCCACCACCTGCATAGGATCGAGCGACGCCCTCCTCCTCGGTGAAGTAAGAGCCCCAGCCGTATGCCTGACCGCCTGCACCTTCTCCCATGTGGCTATGGTCAAAGGCTTCAAAGTCTGCATCTGTACCATGGTAGGCTCGTTGCATTTGTGCCTCACCAGCGCGCACGGCTTCAAGCACCGCCTGACCTTCAGCCTCGTCCGTGACGACCTCGATACCTGCATCTCGCATCGTATTGACAAGCTCATCTCGGATAGCCTTATCTTGGGTGAGCGTTTCGCCTTCTACTTCCTTTGCTTGGCTGAGCTCCTTCTCATAGTTGCGGACCAGCATCTCCTTAGCTCTCGCTTCGTCTGCCAGCTTATACAGGCTGGGTAGAAGCTCACTAAGCCCAGGGGCTTTCATCAATTCAAGATTACTTCGGTCTTTGAAGCCGATGAGGATAAGGGTAGCCTGCCCATGAAACTCGCCACTATCCATTCCGGGTATTGCACCGCTGTCGTAGTAGTCCTTCATGAGAGCAATAGCCTGCTCTGCTACAGCTGTGCGCTCTGCCTCCTTCTCTTCAAGCTCTTGCTTAGCCTTAGATAGCAGAGCTTCCTTCTCGTCGATTGAAAGTTCATCTTGATTGCCACCATTCGCTTCTCCCTCAGTTGTATTCTTTTCGCTATCTTTGTCTTGCGAAAGGGCATTGCTTTGGTTTGATGCGCTGCCCCCAGTCATTCCGACTTGTGTGGCTGATGGGGAGGTAACATTTGCAGAGGCGGTCTCTGTAGTAGGAGTTTCATTATTCGCGCCCTCCTCCCAAAGCAACGCCCTTTCTTTCAATCTGCTTACCTTCTCGTACCCCGAGGTAGACACACCAAGATATTCCCCGCTCTTAGATGGCAAGACTAATGTAACCGCTCTCTTCCCCGTACGGCTACGCCCCTTCTCAATGGAGAAGATGTAGGTGTTGGGCTTGTTCCCTTCTCGTACGTGGTCGAAGTGTTGCATGATATCAACGACGAAGGCGACGGCCTCCTCTTGAGTTGATATACCCAACTCCTTCGCATGTTGCTTAATGATATGCTGAGCCATCGCCTCGGTCATTCTCAGGGGCAATGGCTTGATACCAATAGCTTCAAACACATTGTCCGAGATCTTGACTAAGTCAATGCTCCCCTCATTATTCTCAAAGAAGTTCCCCCCTCGCTTAGCCGCAATAGCAGACAAACGATAACCTTCCCCAGTCGTATCACTCGCCTGGGTGGCCCCCGTTTCGGGGGCTACTTCCTCACTAGGCTCATCAGTTCCTCCTCTACGCTCGGTAGTCCCTTCTTCTCCCTCAGTAGGTTCTCCACTCGAAGCCTCTCCTGATCCTCTGGGTCCCCCGCTTTCGCCCCTCTCACTGTTATCAGCCAAAGCCATGCTTCCATTGTCTCCATATTTCAGTCCGAATACTTGTATTATTGCTTCTTCTAGGCTCTTCGGAGTTGCCTCCGCAGCCTCAAACAGGGTGTCTTCCCCCGAGCCCTGCACTACGTCATAGAGCTCATTGAGTAGGCTAGCCAGCTTGCGTTGTGTATTCACACGCATGGCCTCTGCTAGCTTCAGAGCAAAGTTACCAAAGATCTCGCCATTGCTCCTATCGCTGAATAGATCCTGCATACCAGCCCACTGATCAATGGCTATAGATACCTCCTCGGGGCTCTTTGCGTCTCTGAACGTCTCATATTGGAGGAGACCTGCATACGCTCCTATAGACTTCTGTAGGAAGCTGATTATACCGCTCTGATCTGGTAGCCCAATAGCTCTATGTACAGTTTGGAGCAACGCATTCTGCGCACTCTTTGGCAGGTCTTCGAAATCCTTCTTGATAGACATGTGCCCACCATCAAATAGGATCTGGTAGAGTATAGCCTTTAGATCCTCCCTTGCCTCCGCTGTGAGTGCACCCTGCTTATTCAGAGCACTGGAGTACTGGTTGTCGCTTATGTACCCCTTTCGGTTCATCCACTGGAGTACATCGACACCATTACGGGAGACGAGGTCAGAGAGGCTCTTACCCTCCTCATTGGAAGCGAATAGCAGAGAGGCGTACACGCCAATGTCGCTACCCATCTTCTGCGCTGTGACAGAGGGATCGATACGTTCTTCACCGCCCGTTTCTATGTCGCTCATCTTATATTGCCCCAGACGTATCGCCTCAGAGTCGTCCACGTCTACCATGTGAACCAAAACGGGGGATCGCATAGAGCGAACGGCATCTGCATCCAACCCGAACTTATCGGCATGGTCTACTAGGTACTGCTTGTACTCTTCAGACACATCGGGGTTGTGTGACCACATAATACGCAGGGCGTCGCTTCGGCCATTGCCTTGGATAACCTCGCCTCGAGAATTGACCACGGGGGATCCGGTGTAGGCAGTAGCTCCTCCAGTAATCTCCTCTGGCTTGATATTCCTAGCCATGCTCTCCGCCCTCAGGACACTCACTGAGCCGCTCCGATCCTTCGGCTGAGCCTCAGGGATAAAGTGGCGAGCATTCTGCACTCCGCTGTTGTGGCTTGCTTGAAGCTCACGCACATCAATCACCGCATATTTAGCGGTTGGAGCTACATCCGTGGCGAACTTGATACTATGCTCCTTCCCTACTAGAGCCCCGATAAGGGGTTCTTGTCTGTCTATCCTATACCCAGACACATTAACGTAGCCTCGCTCTCGTGCGTCCGCCCCGTTATCCATGTGGTACTCTGGTGCTTCTCCGACCGCTACACTAGCCGACTCGTCTATCTTCTGCGACTCCTTGATACGACGTTCCTCTCTCTCTCCCTTCATCTGCTCCCAGTAGGCAACATCGCCTCTGGCCTTCTCTAGCCGGGCTTCCCTCTCCCTCTCTGCTCGTATCTTATCTGCTACGCTGCTCCCGTGCTTGACCTTGGACGCCTCCACATTCTTCAGCTCGGCACGCTTGTCGGACAGCACGCTATCTATCACACGATCCACCATATCTGCGTCCCCTTCGGTTTGCTCCATTAGTGCATCGTAGGAGGTGGATACGGGGACAGACTCATAGGAGGGCTCTCCATTTTCATCAAGCGGGATCTTCCCGAGAGCTGTGCTGTCCTCCTGCTCGGGGGCAACCTCGGACTCCAAGCCTTCCTCCTCTATCTCTGGATATACCTCTTCCATGTCTGACACATCAGGCACGTACTCCCCTTCCTCCTCGGGGGCATTATATTCCTCGGGGGCAGTGTCCATATCCACGTGATCCCCAGAGGCTTCCTCCTCTACGATCTGTCCATCGACATCCGAAGCGTCGCCAATAGCACTATCAGCTGGATTATGCTGCACAATCATACCGTCCAGCTCGTCCCTGCTGAATAGCTGCACTCTGCGACCATTGATAGGCGAGTCCGTCCACACCTCTATGCGCCCGTCCTCGTCCTCCTCTGCTTGGATATAACCTATGGTTTCACCGCCATCTGGGGTACGCACAACGATCTGATCATTGAGCTGATAGGGGAGCTTGCCTGCGTCTGCCCGCTCCTGATCCAACAGCTCCGCCTGCCTCTGCGCCTCCTCCTCGTGGTATTGACGTACACGCACTTGACTTGTTAAGTCGGCCTGCGCCTGTAGCTCTTCCCCGCTCATCTGTATCTGCTCCCCATTGACCTCTACCTGCATAGTCCCGTCTCCGTTATCCTGCAGGATAGATACTTGGTATGACTCTCCAGCCTCGGTCGCAAAGCTATATACGTCCCCAACAGCTAGGGGGAGCTTCCCCTCTATCTGATCTGCGAAATGCCCTGCGATACTCTCCTTGGCCTCATCTGACAGTCTTGCCTTTTCGACCTCGGGGTCTCTCACCTCATCAGCACTGATGATACTAGATAGGTGCACAAATCGCACCTCTCCCGTCTCAGGGTCTCGTATGATTATATTATCGTCAGACTTGGCTTTATCTACTCCACTGCCATCCTCAAGCATTGACACGTTGCCATCTACGATATACACACGCTTCTCACCCTCTCCGTCATCAATAGTAGCACCTCTTAGCGTACCATCCTTAGCCGTGTTAGCGTCTATATCATCATGTATAGCTTGTGTCTGGTCTGCTATATCATCCTTGGCGTGCTGGATCATGCCGTCGTATGTGGCCTTAGCATTGAACCAATCAAGCACGGAGCCTATCTGCTGATCCGAGTAACCCCTGTCCCGTAGACCTTGTACGTATGCCCCGTCTATACCACCCTCTGAAGATAGTGCAGAGAGCTCATCACGAGAGATACCCAAATCGGAAGAAGCCTTATACGCTAGGTAGTCTAGGTTGTTCTTGGCATCCGACATCTGCTGGGGGGTAGCGAGCGTATACCCATTCTCATACGAGGCCTGCATACTGGCCGCCGTAGCATCATCGCCGCTCTCGGTAAGCCTATTACGCTTAGCCTCTTCCATCCCTCGGTATGCCTGCGACCTCTTCGCATAGTCAAGCACCGCCTTCTTCTGCTCCTCGGTAGCGGTCTTATCCCTAAGGACTCCTGCCACAGCATTGTGCAGATCCGTCTCGTTACCGGTGTCTATAGCACTACGGATACTGCCCCAGTGCACGGGATCGCCAAAAGCACGGAGAGCCTTGTCCCCAGAGCGTTCCATCGCCTTGCGAGCCTCCATTGTTGGGGTGCGATACCCTACGGTCTTGGCCATTGAGATAGCCCCCGACATGAGCGAGACCCCGAGGAAGGTGTCGATATTGTCATCGAGATTAAACACCCCCTTACCCTTGTCTGCGCTGAAGTCCTTGTCACCAACCAGCAAAGCGTTCATCACGTTTCCTGCGACCTCCTCAACATACTCAGAAGGCGCACCTTGCCACTGCGTTTTGGTCATAAGGTCGTCTACCATACGACCGAACTGAGACCCATTAACCTTACTTAGCAGCTCTGTGGCACGTCGGAGGTAGGGGACCTTGGCCGCTCCCTTACCAAGTACACGACCAGCAACACCAAGGAGCGGGCCAAGATAGTTGCCGAACATCTCCGAGTAGTTCTCAATAGTTCGGCTTGCCACAGCCTTATATATAGCCGTGCCTAGATCATCCCCCTGCTCGTGCCCATCGTATACTATGCGGTTATTGTCGTCTAGGCCGAAGTGCACATCCCCTGTTGTTCTATCCACAATATCCCCAGCGGTGCGAACCGAACCCGTTGTCAGTGTCATCCCCAAAGACCCAACAGCATCTCCGACAGCTCTAGCCCCGACACGCAGAGCCTTCTGCCCCAGCCCCTTTGCGACCTTGAGCCCGTAACGTTTGATCGCATACCGAGCTAGCTTAGACGCCATCGACGACCCGGTAGCGGATAGCGGGTTGAGAGCCATCTCCAGCATAAAGGGCGTACTCTCCGCCGCCATCTTCCCAGCCGTATACCCAAAACCAACATATGAGCCAAAGTAGGCATTGGTAGCCATCTCTACGGAGAGTGCATCCAATAGCATTTTCTCCGCCTTAGTCAGAGACTTGCCAGCGTCTACCTTGTCTATTGTGTCCTTGATTAGCTTGTTGCCAGCTAGGTCTCCCAACCCCATATCCCACGTGCGGGCATCGAACAACTTTTGTCCTAGCCCTCGTGCAGCACCACCAGCAAACGAACTCTCCAGCCACTTGCCAAGCGTACCGCTCTGTGCATTATGGTCAGCCTCAGCAATGATATTGCGAGCCCCGTCTAGCCTGCGCTTAGCCTCCTTAAGGATATTGAGTTCCGCATCCTTGTTGGGGTCAAATGGATTAGCGGCCACAGCCATACCTGCACCACCTGGCATTGACCCAGCCGCAGCAGCAAGCCCCATCCCGACTAGGCTCTTGGTGTCCTTTGCCTTCTCTGCGTTTTCCTTGGCTATGCGATCCATAGCCTGCGACATCTGGCTATCTATATCAGAGTCTAGGCTTGCAAGGCTATCCCGTGTGGTGCGCTCCACATCGGTGATCTGCTCTGGCTTACGCTTGGCCTCCTCCTTAGCACGCTGTACCTCTGGGCTCTTGTCCTTGGCCTTGATCGTCTTACCTGTGCGTACGTCCAGATAGGCTGGGGGAGCGGTCACCCCACCATTCTGAGGGTCAAAGTCTGGTACTAGCTCCGCCCTCTGCTTAGTATCGTATATGGGAGTACCATCCTCTTGTACACCAGCCTGCGTTAGATATTGCTCCGTCTTGAGCAGTGGCGTCTTGGTTTCGTCCACCATACGCATACGGCTGTCGAGCTTGGGGAAGCCTAGCTTAGGTGTAGTAGCCTCCTCTATGGAGTGCTTCTGTCTAGGCTTTTTAGGTGCTGGCGTGTAGCCGATACCCGCCTCAAACTCTGCATACTCGCCTAGGTCTACGCCACTCTTCCCGAGCTCATCATAAGCCCAACGCCTACTGTCCTCGTCACTAGACATAGCGGTGTCAAACTCTCCGTAGCTACCTACATTGTACCCCTGCTCCTTGAGCTTGTCGTACACATACTTACGCCCTTCGTTTGTCGGAGTTTGAGACTTTGCTTGAGGATTTACTTTCTCTTCCATGGAGCGATATTGTTGTCTTGTTTGCGTACGTCCTTACCCTTTGCCTGCCCCGCCTGAGACTGCTTGCCGAGGTAAGGCATATTTGTCCTCCTTTGAGGTGTTGGTGTCCCCGTCTTTGGTGGTTGCCCCCCTCCGCTACTTGATTGACTAAACCGTCTCGGTGCGGGCTTCATCCCAGTCACCTGCATACCCTCATGACCTCCGATATTTAGGACGCGCTGTGCGGTCTCTGGGTCTTTGTCCGCCACATACCTGATAGCGTCTAACATACGAGCCTTATCTGGAGCCTCATAGCTACGAGTCTTAGGGTTGTACACGCTGAACATAGCCTTGTATTTGTCTGGCAGAGCTGAGTATGCGTATGGGACACCGTCTGTATTGATCTCCTTGTAGCCTATATACTCACCGAGGTAGACATTCTCGGACTTGTTCTGGCTGTCCTTGTGCTTCTGGCGAGCCAAAGCAAGATGCCCACCGCTTATTTCGTTGGCCTTCCTTGCGTTAGCCTCGTGCGCCTTGTTTGTACGCACAGTCTCGTCTAGCTTTTTCCCAGCCAACGCCTGCTCCTCCTCCTTAATCTTTTGCTCAAACATATCCCTCTGCTCCTTTCGCTCGGCCTCTCTCCTTGCTCGATCATTGGCTAGCTGGTCTTGCTCTAGCTTGTGTCGCCAGTTGCGCTCATGGTCATCTCGGGCGTTGTCTAGCTGTAGAGCTCTCATATAGTGCTGCAGATAGGCATCTCGATCCCTATCCTGTGCAGCCTTAGCCCTGTCTCCTTGAGCACGCACTGCACCTAGAGCACTGCCCTTAGGGTCGTATGCACTGGGTGCGTAGTTGGTAGTGTGGTACAGATTGGCAATAGAGCTGATGGCATCACCTATAGCGGCTATCCTCTCTCTGTTGCGTTGCCTCTTGCGCTCCTCCTCTACCTGCTCTGGGGTAGGAGGCGTAGCCCCATAGCGTTTGAGGACGTCCAAAAAACGCTCACCCTTGGCACCGACAGCACCCTGATCGTGAGGCTTGCGCACCTCCACCCCCGACCTCTCCACGGACTTAGCTCCTCCAGAGGGAGAGGGAACGGCGCTCTGCCCCACGGCCGTAGACCCAGCAGATGGCTCTGCAGTCTCCTTCCCACCACCAGAGGGTAAGTATCTACGTATCTTAGTTGTAACAGTGCGCAGTGGCTTAGTACCCATGGTGGTAGGGGTGATAGTCCGCACCCTCTCGGTAGTCTGCGTAGTGCGATTGACTGGGGGAGCACCTGCAGATGATGCTCCAGTAGGCGTTGGTGGCACCACTGCTCCACCCGATGGAGACGACACGTGCTCACCTCCAAGCACGCTCTCCTTACGCCCCTCGGGCGTGCTATCTAGCAACTCGTCTAAGACTGACATATCTCACTCACTACTAGAATATTCCTGCAATATTAGCCCCCGCACTAGCTACTCCCTTGATAGCCTCGGTAGTAGCCTTGGCTCTCTCCTGCTCTATATCATTGAGCTGCCCCTGTAGAGAGGCATCCTGCGCCCTGTACTGTGCCTCGATCTGATCCTTGCGCCTTGCACCATCAGCTACTATGCCTGTCGCCGTATCTGATATAGCCTTGTTGCCTGCCTCCCTCTCGTGTGCCACGCTCTCGTCAGTGCCACCCATCACTGCCTGTACACCAGCTGCCCTCTGGTTGCGGTTGCGCACCGCCTCCTTAGTGCGCTCGAGTAACGCAATAGCGTCCGCCCTCTGGAGCGCATCCTCGTTATACCGCCTATCATACCAGTCTCGGTTATCCTGCTGTAGTTTAAGCACACCATCCCTACGCTGTCTCATCGCATTGCTTGCCGAGAGACCTCCGAAGATACTGCCGAGAGCACCAATGCCTGCTCCTATAATGCTACCTATCATACATCTATATTTAATCGTTATTGCTTTGTCCGCAAGATAGTTGCATATATTTGCCTGCGCTCTATAAATA